GGATTCCCTTTTTTTATATATAATCTTCCCCAATAAAATGTAATAATATATACAACCTATCCACAACAATATATTCTATCGTAATCAATTTATAAAACACATACAACATAATACTACAAATTACTTTATAAAAAATATATAATCCTATCCGTAAAATATATTTAATCTCATTCAATTTATAACAATACCATAGAATAATAAATCAAAATATATTTCATCTTCTTAATATCATAACAATATCATAGTTTAATACATACCAATTATATATCAAACAATTTTAAAGATATATACTACTCTTCCAATCCACAATAGAAAAAACTCAATACAACAAACACATTATACTATCCTTCATTCCTTATATATTTTTCTAACCCTATTGCATTGCCGTTCCAAACATGCTATACTATAGGCGTGGTCAAGGGAAACCAACCACAATTCGGGCGGCGGCCGTAAAACGTACGAAAGGTAAAATGCTATGGACTACAAAACAGCTTACAAGAAACTCAATCAAAATGGTGTGATTGATGAAATTATCAACCGTGAAGTTGCGAACGGCGCAAACCTTGATATGGTGAAATATAATATCATAGCAGGTATTAACCATTACAATGAGTTTACAAAATCCTCAATGTTTAAAGGTATGACATACTGGCATGAAACTCGCTGGCTTGTCACCGACAACCAAAAATTACACCGCCGCATTGTTAATGCGGTATGCAAGGCACTTGCGCAAATTGAGATTGAAGAATGTGCCGCATATGCAAAACAATTACAGTACATGATTGATGTTCAGCGGGAAGTCTGAAATAAAAGATAAGCTGTCCTATCTGGATATACGGGGAGGGAGAAAAAAATGATAGTCGAACTACGCATTATCAATAATCATTTCCATGACAACGGCATAGCTTTTGTCTTTGATGGAAAAATCTTTTGTTGCCTTACCGCTCTTGCTGAGCATTTAGGCGGCGAATATTTGGATTTGGATAACAATCTTTGGCGTTCTGTTAAGTTTGTGTTTAATAACAGGAAAATTTCCTATGATGAAGTGCTTGAATATTAAATTATATCAGCGGGAGGTCTGAAACAAAATGAAATGCAACATTTATAAAGACGGTTGGCACACTGCAACAGAAACTTTTTCGTTTTATGTGGAAAACGGAAGATTGATAAAAGGCTTAAGGTATGGAGATCCTTTTAGCCCGAAATTGCTATATCCTTACAAATGGAGTAAAAGGCTGAATTGCTATGATAACGTGTCGGGGACTACCGCCCGTTATGGTTGCTGGAAGAATGTAACTTGGAGGTAAAACCATGAAATTCATTTTGTATATCTTTATTGCTTTGTTAGCCTTTGTTATGTGCGGTATGTGTATGTATACCGCGATAACATCGGAAGATAACAACATAAAAATGTTATTTTGTACAATTGTAAGTGCGGCGGTAGCTGTTGTAGCATTACTTTTTGCGGGAGGAATAATAGAATGAATAAAACTCTTAACTTAATCGGCAAACCCGATAAGCCGTTGACATTTTTACTTGTTTGGCAGGATAAAAATTCGGAATACTTTTGTGAAGTTATTCACGATAAGGATTATGAAACTGCGGAATATGCTATTTTGCAGATCCTACCTAAAACAGGAATTAACAACGCCGTTTTGTATAAATCTGCTGTAAAGCTCAACAACACAAACAAACAACATGTTTTTCGGGTTTATGTACCGTTTGCATTTTACAACGGTAATAAATATAAACTCGCCAAACTGAAAGGCTGTGATACAGCACCAATTGAGATTTGGCGCAACGAAAAATCACATTGGCAAGCCGAATTTATAAAAATATCGTCATTGGAATGGGATGAAATGAAAACTGCAATTCATACAAACTTTAACAGAGTATACGGGAGGAACAAGTAAAATGAAAGTTTATAAATCAAAAATCATGGGGTTGATTTCAAAAAATGCTGTTAAGGCCCGCAAAGTTAAGCGTGGCACTATTGATAGATATGGTTCAGCGGGGGCATTTTTTGAGATTGAGCGCGGAAAAGTAACCTTTGTGCAAGGGAAGTATGCTTTGGAATCGAACATTTCAACGGCTGTTTCGAACGATGCAGAAACGGGAATTTACCGCTGTAATGATGAATTATACATCAATGCGGGACTTATGTTTGAAATTGATAATTTCGGCAACGCTGTTCAAGATGAATTAAGACAAGATAACGCTTTTGAAGTGTTAAATAAACCCTGCAATTATCATGAGTTAATTTGCATGGATAGAACCAATGATCCGAAATTTTCAAGGTTTGATAGAAAATTATTGCTTGAGGTTTTATCATATTTCGATGGGGATACAATTAAAATTCGTTTAATTGAGAATGTTGGATGCGATTATAAATATCTGCAAATTCAAGATTCATTCTCAAGAGCAATATTGATGCCTATGAAAGACATAGATTAAATAAGTAAATCCCAATAAAACGCAACAGACCCGTAACTGCTAAACTTACGGGCCCGTTGCGATCTTAAAACTAAGGAGGCAAGAAAAAATTTTTTGCTGAAAGACTTTTTCCCTTTGCACAATGCTATTATAGCACACATCATTTCATCTTGCAACCGTTTTTTGCCAATTTACTAAAATATATTATGTGTATACAATATTATTATCACTGTCAATTGTGCATGTATGAAGTGTTGCATTTTCATCATATCCGACGAAAGTTAATTTTGTCGGTGTGATTATCGTATTTCGCATGATAAAGATTGAATTACGGTTATTTTTAGAACTATACTTTACATCAACAAATGCACCTCTTGTTATATTAAGGTAAATTGTAGAAAAAGTGTTATCAGCCGTAAGTGTTCCGTCAGCATTTTTTACAATTGATACGTGTACAAATTTACTGTCGGTATATTCCTTTGCACTTGCAAGGTTCGTTTCATCCTGTGTATCTGCATATGCTTTCGCCGCCGCAAGTGTTTCGCCGCATTTAGTATCAGCATATATTTTGGCCGCTTTTTGAACCGCCGCATCCTGTGTATCGGTATATTCCTTCGCCGCCGCAAGTGTTTCGCCACATTTAGTATTAGTATATATTGTGGCCGCTTTTTGAACCGCCGTATCCTGCTTATCAGCATATTCCTTCGCCGCTGTCAGCATTGCGGTATCCTGTGTATCTGCATATGTTTTCGCCGCCGCCAATGTTTGTTCGGAAACATTTCCTACATATTCTAAATTTGCCGCAAGTTTGCGCCCGCTTGCCGCTGTTGCTGTTGGTACCGTAATTCCACTGTCGGCGGTAATTAACTTATAAAATCTCGTTGTTTCGGCAAATTCGCTATGTTTAGCAAAGTAAACTTCCTCATTAAAGCTCACATCTGCATAAAATGCGCTTGAAAGGTTCGTTGTGGCAAATTGATAATCTAACTTAGTAACGCTTTCATCAGATTTAATTATAAATGATACCGCATTTTTGCTATTAATATGATAAAATTGAATTAAAGTATTAGTTACTGTAACAGGAATTGCAATTAATTTATTTTCATTTCTCCCAGTTGTAAGAAACACAATACCCTTTCGCATTCCTTCCGCAATTTCAGCGAAAGTTTTATTCGCTTTTATAGGTTTTACCGTAAGATCAAGCTCAACCCACATAACAGATAATTTATCTGCATCAAGCTCATTTATAGCTTGCGCAAGATCTTCAATATCCCCGTGATTTGCGTTTACACCGTCAACGATAACATTTATGTGATACAATAGTTTCCATACCATTTCCAAAAACGATAAATTACCGTCAAGTACGCAAGGAATGACGGGAGTATAAACCGAATTAAGCGGAATATTAACCTTTTCTAATTCTTTATCTTTTATATTAATCATATATAAACCTCCAATTAATATATATTCATGAAACATACTTCAAGCTCATCGAATATCATTTTATTAATATTTATAATTGTTTCTCTAAACTCAAGTAACATTGCGCTAAATGTTGCACTATTTCGTTTTCCAATAACATGATTTATATATTCATCAGTATTATTAAAGTTTTCTGTTTCGTTACCTGTCGTTCGGCCTGTGTTTTCGGTTCGGCTTGTTGCGTTTCCGTACGTTTCGCCGTGATTTTCTTCACTTAAATCTTGCGTTGTACTGGAATTGCGCTTATTTTCATTTGTTCCGTTGCTTGTATTATTACTTGTTGTTTCGGCGGTATTCGTTCCGTTTTCCCTTGATTCACTATTATTTGCGGTATTATTTGATTTTTTACGATAATTTGTTAAATAATAATTATCGTTAACACCATTAACGCCGCTCACGCTTGTTTGTGGTGTGTCGCTGTATGCGTCAGTGTCAATACCGCTTATATTTGATTCAGCGTTTGTGTTTCGGTTTGTATTTTCAGTCGTTGACGCTGTTGCTGTTGCCGTGTTCGTTGCTTTTCCATTGTCAGTGATATTTTGATTTTCAGTGTTATTTCGGCTTATATTATTGTCGGCTACTGTATTTTGACTGCTTTCCACATTCATTGTTGAAGATGAATTACCGCTGTTTACAGTATTTTTTTCGCCGCCTTGCGATCCGTGGTGTTCCTCTGTATAATCAACATCGTTCAGTGGGTTAAATTCAAGTAACGCACTTTTATAAAGTTGATTATAGTAAGGCATAATTTCACGGAGTTTCCGTGCAAGGTAGTAATTAAACAGGCCGTATGTTTCAGCACCGATTTCCCGCATGTAAAAATGAAAAAGTATTTCATGTTCTAAAACATTGCGGTATGATTCATCATATATCGGATACCTAAAATTAAATATTTTCGGTTGCGCCGCTGTAATAATTTCATCTATTGTTTTTTCGTTTAATTCGGCGGGCGTGAATCCGCTTTGCACTTCGCAAATATAACGTAATTGTGACGTATAATTACTCATTCTTTATAACCTCTTCATTCTTTCGGTCTATTTCGGCAAACTTAACTTTAATGTTTAAGTTAAACATTTTATTAATTTTCGCTACTGCCTCTTCGCGTGCCTTCAGCCGTGTTAAGCGGGCGATCTCAACGCCGCCGAAATTCGCTGTAACTTCATCGGATACCAACCTTTCCTTTTTATCAGTGTTGGCATTATCTATTCCGAAATATGTTAAGCACTCACTTATTATTTGTCGTTTTAGTATCTGTAATTTATCGGCGATATACGGTGTTGTAACATCAAGCACATTTATTTCCGATAAAGTACTTAACCCTTTTGTGCCGAATATGAAGGGAATATTGCCATCATACTGTCGGAAAAGATTCTCCATTGTGAGCCGTTGACTATCTTCTGTCAATATAATTTTCGGTGTTTTTTGGCCTTTTACATTAACATCGATAATTCGTTCACATTCCGAAATACGTTTTGCATATGAACGCAAAGCCAAAATTTCATTGGAGCGTGTCGAATTATTCCATATTATAACCGAATTTTCATTAGTTAGGTTCTTATTACGATAATTTACAGCGGGCGAAAATGCTATTCGCTTAAACGGCTCGCGGTATATATCAAAGGTTGAGCTACTGTAAAATTGAAGAACAACGAACTGTTCTAAGTCTTCATCGTAATAAAAGAGTGCTTTTCCGTCAAAACACAATATCAATTCAATAAATCTTGCATCAATTTCTGGCGGCAAATTCTCATATTTAATGCCCGCCATTGCAATTTCCGTAATACGGTTGAACCAAAAATTATACGATTCAATATTTTCTCGTTCAGCTTCTTTTCGGAAACGCTGTGTTATACTCATACTATTTCGTATCACTTTAAACCTCCGTTATTCCAATGGTTTATTGCGAACTTTATAATTTCCAACATTCGCATTATCAACCCAAAAAGTAATACCTTTATCAAATATCTGTGCAATTTTAGCTCTGGCGGCGGCATTGCAAGCGTCATATTCGTTATTTGCACTGGCCCGAACAACGCAACCTTTAGTTTGTATAAAAGTAAAATTTTCCCTATTATGTATTGCAGGAGTTTCAACCTTATGGATCGCATAACCGTAATGCGTAAAATAATCATCGATAATTTTCACATAATCATCACGCGGCCGCAATATATAAGCGCGAAATGTTTTATTCTGAATTGCGTATAATGCAGTACCAGTAATATTACCGCTTACTTTCGGAGGGATTCGGCTTGCTTTATCGATATCTGCTAAAATATGCCCGACTGATGTTGCACCGCTTACAACCATACCGCCGCCAATCGGCAATGCCGCTCCACCAGATCCGCCCGCAATTGCAATACCTCCCGCAATTTGACCGACTGCTAAGGCACTGGATAAAAGTAAATTAGCGGAATTTTGCGCAAGATAGGTTTTAAATGAATCGCTTACCCACGCACATTGTGGAAAACCCGTCATAATACACATTTCCGTATAATTATCGCCGCTCCCTTTATAATTCATCGGAATTGCGGTTACACTTTGTGTTGGTGCTAAGTCACTTTCAATATTAAATTTAATACTGCCCATCCCATCGCCTGTTGTACTGTCATCAAAATCGTACATTTTACCTTCCGAACCCGTTGAAAGATAAAGACAATAAAACGGTGCAGTGTACAGTTTTTTGTTTTCAACAGAAAATTTCGGATTCCGCGGTATTTCCCAGATAATATTTGTTAACTCGCCTTCTAACTCAGTCGGAGACAGCGCAATTGATATTACACCATCTACTTTATCAGCGTGATTTGTTACAATATCTTTTATTTTGTCCCTTGCATCAACTATCCATTCGCCTTTTCCCTTTGCAATACTTATTTTGCCGATTTCCGTTCTCTTGAGTGCACTATATATCCCATTTACCAATTCACCGCCCGCAATTTCATAGTTTGACGGATCGAATGATGAATACATTATAACACTCCAATAATTACCGAACGGTGCTTTACTTTCGGAATCAACAACGTATTCGCCGATTGATATATTTTCCTCCACACGGTTAGAACCTACCCAATCTTCATAAACATGATTTCGTTCAATCCAACATGCAGGAATTTCACAATACAGTTTAAAGGACTGGATAACATCTATTTCAAATTCTATTTCGCAAGTATTGTCATTTATATAAAATATGTTCTTTATAAATGCGTAAAACCAACGGTTCAAATAACCCGTATTTTGATAACGTAAATAGTTACAACCTATCAATGTATCGGCTGTAAACGGCAAGCGGATCCTTCCGTTTTCACGAACATATATTGCTTTATCCGCGCTGTGTACTACCCATTGCGCAAAAAATGAGTTTTGAGCGGATACACTTGCAAAATAAAGTGTATGTTCATAATTAATGTCAATGTTTATATTATTAAATAATTGTATTTTTGAATTTGGGCTTGGTGCTAACATTGTTTTACGGCGGGCAATAGTAAACTACTACCCGCCTTTTCTCCCTTCACAATATTTTATTAACCCCTGTGAACAGTAATTGTTGCGCTACCTACCTTTGAAGGATTTTCGTTTGAATTTGCATTAAGTGACAGCGTTGTTGCGGTTTCATCTGCACCGATAAATACCGTTCCGCGCACGTCAACAAATGTTTTACTTGAATTCGCTCCCTTAAGCGTCCATTTTACAGTTTTATTAAAGAAACCTGTTCCGCTTACAACCGCATTAAACGATATTTCGCTATTCGGAACGACCGTTGCACTTGCGGGCGAAATGGTAACGCTGTTAACCGCCGCCACGCTGTCGCTGAAAGTTGCGGCGGGCGCAAAAGGCGAAACACTTATAATTTTCCAACAGTGAAGGAATGCATTAGTATACAGCCCATCGGGATTCCGAATATCTTCCATTGTAATTAGTCGGTCATATATCTGGATAAAATCATCATCGATAATGACGGCGGGAATCTCCGCAAGCTCATCAAGCTGAGAATCTGTAATTCCTTTAATCTTTGCGCTTGTTACATTTCCGTTTGCGTCATATGTAATATTTTCGCATGTTTCGGGCGCACACTGTGCAAGTCGGTTTATATCAATATCGCCGAACGAATCTACCATAAGCCTCTTAGACAAAAACTCGGCTTTATCCATGTTGAAGGCCGCCGCCAAAACATTTACATCCATTGCCGCATCAAAATCAGCGGTAACAATAACAGTTTGATTTACATGCTGTGAGTGCGTTTTTACACCCGCAATATTGTAATCTGCCGTCATAAACTTCATTTTATTGGAAGTTGCCTTAATTTGAGTAACAACGGATTTAACATTGGCATCTGTCGAAATTGCAGGGACTGAAATTGCCTTAATATTGCCGTTTACAATATTCAGCGCAATAAGATATTTCATAATATTAAATTCGTCATAGTTACTTGCGCTTACAAGAGATTCATATATTTTTTCAATGAGTGAATACAGGCCGTTTTCGCTTGTAAACGCCGCTGACAAATCTTCATTTGAAATTGTAGCAGGATACTTCACTTGATAGTTTACAACATGAAATGCGGCGCGAATATCGGGAATACGCCTTTTAAAAACCGTTTCACTTGAAATATTCGGGTTATAAAGCTCCGCATTTGCAATATTAACAAAAATCTCTTCAATCGTTTCACCCAAAGACAAAACACCCTTTTTGAGACTTTCCCAAGGGTTATTGTACATTTCACTTGTTACTGTGACAAGGATAATTCGGTTAATAAGATCCGTTGCGAACGCATTGCGCAAATTGGGCGAATCCATAATGATTTTACCAATTGCGCGGATAGAATCCGCATCTGTTGCAGTGAACGGAATATAATTCTTATAGTTTGTTGAAAAACCTTCGTTTATAATTCCGTTGATAACATCTTTAGATACATTCGTCAATACATAATTTTTAGGTCTTGTAGGCATGTGTTTATTCCTCCGTAAACAAATCTTTTATTTTAATTTCCTTTTTTTCCTCTTCGTTTTCATCTTCCGCAAGGTTTTCACCTTCATCACCTTCACCGAAAAAACGCTCTTTATAACGTTTCTTGAGTGAATTGTACTTGTTTGTGATTTCTACTAATTCTTCCGAATTATCGGCGAAAGAATCGGAAAAATCTTCAAGAAAAGCTATTGCATTTTCGCTTTCGTCTTCCCCAATAAAAACCTTCAAAGATTTAAGCAATTCTTCTTTAGTACGTTTCATATTAGTATTCTCCATTCAGTACGGTTACACCGTTTATTTGTACTTTTACTTTTGCCATTTTACCGTTCACCGACAGCATTTCATCAAATCCCGCCTGTGATTTCGGGCCCCATTTCCCATCAATCTTTCCGACATCGTATCCGTTTGCTGTCAATGCCCTCTGCATCATCTCAAATTTTTCGCCACGTTGCATCGGGTTTGTAACTCTAAATCGCGTTCTCTCGATTTCGGGGAAAACAAGTATTTTGTTAGGAATGCCGTATTCGTTCCAACCGTCATTAAGGGTTGACATAATAATTCCATCTACAAAACTTTTTGCCTCAATAATAAGCGGAACACCGTTTGCGTTTTGTCCGACTACATAACCGACATGGTGTATTCTTCCGCTTGAATTGCGCTTAAAAACGCAAGCACCCGCCGCAAGCTCACCTTTTTCGGTGATATACTCAAGTGCTTCATCGTCTTTGATACCACACCAGTTTGTATAGTTACCTGCCGCGTTGTTATCCTGTCCAACAAAAGCATCAATCAATCCGTTGCAGTCATACAAATATGCATTCTCTGTTATCCATTTTTGCGTTTTACTATCATATTCACTTTTACTGTAAGTTGACTGATAATATTTAGTATATGCATAATCAAGCCGCCATTGCGTTGCTTTTTGTCCCGTTGTACCCATCAAATAATGTGCAGGGACCGTTCCGATCTCGCTGTCGGTTACACCGCAATAATAAGTACCTGCCAATAGTTTATTCTTCGGCAAACGCTTAAAAAGATATTTTACAAAATCTTCTGCATTTTTCATTCTTTACTCAACCTCTCATAAAGTTTGCTGACAATAAGAGTATTATTATCAATAGTTTTTCTCAATTCATTCACTTCTGTTTTATGCTCATTCATAATTTCGTTGATAATTTGCTGATTTTCCTTATCTTTTTTGACAATGTAGCATGCAAGTGCTATCATTGCCGCAATCGACACACCATAAGTCGATATAATCTGAATCCATTGTTCCATAAATGTGAATTTCCTTTTTACTATAATTGCAAGGGAACTGTTTAACGTTAGTTTGTAAGACCTATTCAGCGGTTCAGTCGGTTTCACCCGTTACAGTCTGAACTCGCAACGCTATTTTAAACATGTTCCCCGCAAAATTATTGTAGCACATAGGTTTATTTTTGTCAAGCGCGTATTAATTTAAATGCATTCGAAAACTCATTTTTTATTTTTACGGATTCATACCGAACCGCGCCTACATTATACATGTTTCGCAACGTTTGAAGGCATATCGATTTTCGCACCGCTAATAGCATGTTGGGTTGAAGATCCGAATTTGTCAGCGCATATTTTATTAAACAGCTTTCGTCAATATCGCGGGATACAAAAATTAAACCTTCTTTATAATCTACCCATATTCCGTAATTATTATTCATATATAATATGGTGAAATAATATTTCGCGCTTTGGGTTTTCTTTTGAACGAAATTTTTATTATCCCTCAAAAAATCGTTTTCCATATTATATTTACCGTATGCAGTGCCGTTTATGATTGAACCGAAACGCGTTTTCATTGCGGCATTTGTATATTCTTCATTCTTTATTACCTCTACCAATATTTCATTATTAATGCGCTTTATAGTTTTATTCCCGTACGGCGGTACAATATTAAAATAGTCAAAATACGGATTAGAAATTGTATACGCATTCGACAAAAAGAAAACTACAACATCTCGCAATCTTGCAATTGTTGAGTATAATTCTAAAAAATTGGTTACTTCATCTTGCAAATAATGATAAACCCCTTTATCAAGAATGAATTCGTCAAAACATATTTTACTCACCTTCGGGAACGGAATTGATTTTAGGATCTTACCTGTTGATAATGCTTGCGCCTGTCCCGCATATTCATCATTGATATAAAACATATTTCCTTTCACTTTAAATGTAACGTTCGGGAACTCTTGTTGTATATCGTCAAAAAACGATTTTAATCTTTGCGCTGTTACCTCCGTTTTATACCGCCGAATGTATATAAACTCATTTTTATTTTTTAAAAAATCCTGTATTGCCCATCGTTTAAAAGCGTATGTTTTACCTACGCCGCGCATACCAACGATAAAATTAAATAAACAATTATAACTCAATGCTTTTCCAATTTCATAATACATATTTTTTAACCCTTTCTTACTGTAAATTCTGTTTCATCAAGTACAATTCCGCCCGCTGTATGTACAGGCCGCAATTTTCCGCCGTATTTTGCACCTTCCGTAAAATTTTCAAAAGTAACTTGTGAGTGCAAATTTGCGGGCATTCCCGCGCATGTTACATTTAGTTTGCCTTCAATTTCTTCAATATATGTTTTAGCTCTTAAAAACTTAGCTCTTGTAAAACTCGATTCATGTTTCCATGCTCCAAGTTTTACATCATCAATTTCCAATTCTTCGGGAATGTCATTTCCTAATAAATGCAATGAATCAGTATCCGCATATAAAAAACGGTGAAATACCTTTTGCGCACTTGAAATTGTTTTGTATCTTGCCCATGCGGTTATAAATGCCGCAATCGGAATGTAAATCGGCTTGCGCTGTTCCCATTCTCCGAATACATATCGTACATTGTCATTCAGCGGATCAATTACTGGAATCTTTGAGCGCACATTTGGATTCATGCCGAATTTACCGTAAAGCGAATTTAACATCAGTTTCGCAATTGTCCGCAATGGTTTATTACCCTCTATCGTTGCTTGTTCTTTTACAGCATACCATTTATCAATATATGAACGAAACATAATATTCGAACTCTTCCATTTCCAACCGCCGATATATTCAATGTTATAAATATCATAATGTGCTTGAAACAATTCCATATCAACGGAAGTTAAACATAATGTAACGTCTTCACCGTTGCTGTCAATTATATATTCTGTTGGATTGAATGCCGTGCTGTTTTTTAGCTGTATTGTCGGAATATAATTTTTCTTTAATTTGAAATTGCATCGTATCATTTGAACATATAAATCATATAATTCATCTTTTTCATAATTTCCATCATAATATATTGGGTCTCCGTACGGTAAATTGCAATAATACATTACGGAGGGATATAAGGAATTTACATCTAACACAATACCGTTTCCGACCACCTTGTTAACAAAACGTGGATTTGCAAAAGTAAAACCTCCCCTGTAACATTGACGAACATCAGCATCGTAATTAGGTTCGGGAAACCACCTTGAAAAACATTTTTTCGTTATAATTTCTTTATAATTTGTCATTGCGTTGCTTGCCGTTGTATTCTTTGTTAAACCCTGCTGAAATAATATTTCAAGTGCTTGAGCCACAATTTGGCAGTCATTACGCAAATAATGTATCTCATCAATTGTCAATTCATGCCCAATTTCACGATCCGCCGTATAGTCAATTTCTTCTTTTTGTATTGGTAAATTAAAGGCCTTTGCAATTTCCGCAACCTTAAACGGTAAAAGTTTTAAGGAATCTAAAAAAGTTATTTTGTGATTTTTCTTTTTTAGAATCTTAAAATACATTGTTATTGAATAAAATATTCCTTTGTCGCTAATAAGCGTCTGAAACGTGTTCGGCCGCTTATCTTCATCTGTTATATGACACCATCCATTTTTTAATAAATGATAAATTATAAACTCCCCATCAAATTTTAAGTTATGAAAATATATAGTTTCTTGTTGTTTCGATAATTCTTTCATCTTTTCAAAAAACGATGAAATATTATTTCCGTAAATAAAATTTGAGATATTGCCTATTTCACATAACCCCCATGCCCACACTCTACAATCTTCGATATTTGTTGTTGTTTCAAAGTCGGCAACATACATTCTTACAACCTCATGATATTATCGTAAATAATTTCCCTTTGATTTTCACGCTCAACAGGATCGCGATAAAACAATATAAACAAATAATCAGACCCTAAACTTGCGTTTATAAAATCCTCAATATTAACCGAATGTATTTTGTTTATTATTTCTTTCAATCTCGAATCATTGCTGTCAAATAAATTATTTAGCATTGAAATATAGTTATTCCTGTATTGCACATTTTTTCTTTCATGATAATTCGGTTGAGTTTGTGTATCAAGCGAACGCAAATATGACGGCATATCACGCATACTGATTTGATCAATATCCTGTTTCGGCAACAAATTAACATCACGCATTCGCCCCATTTGCGCTAAATTACCCCGCTCAATTTCGCCTATCCTTGCACGTTGTTTCGCGCGGCGTTCATTTATGATATCTAACTGTTTTTTCGCCTTCCTATATATTGCATCGGGCAATTCAACTCCCTTTTCCGTTTTTACTATCTTATATCCCCCCTCCATAAACTCTTTTATTACGGCCTTTGTATCTGCAACATCGGGGCTATCTTTCAATTTTGAATACGATAACTTCTCAACTTTAAAACCCCGCTTTTCAAACCTTTTTGCTTTTTCGTTATAGGCTTTTACCATTTTCTTTAATTCGGAATCAACAGTAACTTTCGGCCTTGCTGTAAACGCTTTCAATTCCAATATTATACTTTCAATGTTTGCGCCGCTGTTTTTTATTTTAGAAACATATACTTTTTGCGGGATAGCTATATATTGCGCTGACAGTTGAGCCTTCTTTTCGAGCCTCTTTATCTTCGCATTAAAGTTTTTTACCGCTTTTCGCAATAATTCATCTTGTTTTGTCATTATATCACATCCTTTTTAAAATTTCACGCACTATAATTAATCGGTTATAGTGCGTGAACCATTTTATTGGTATATTGTATTCCCTGTTTTAGATATTATTTTGTGACAATATCCAGTGTGAAAATACGATTTGCGCCGTTTGTTATCTGTCGAACGCGTACGGGAATACCGTCTTCCCATGTAGGCGAACCGTACAATCCGAAAATTCGCTTAAGAGAATTATATATCCCGTATGACGTTGCAGTGTATGTATGACCTGCAACATCGATCAACGTTACACGCGGTGTTATACGGACTTCGCCCGTTTTTTCATCAACGATCTCAACAGGTTCGATAATAACATCCTTTACATTAATTTCCTTGCCGATATGATCCGCGATTCGTACTTCGGGCGAATTGAGTGCGTTATACAATTTCGCCTTATCGTCATTGCTTTCAGCAACAAACGAACTGTAAATTGACGTGGTTGCAGTGTTGATACCGTCAAGTATCTCATTTTTCTTTGTGTTGGTTGTAATAATTTCGTTCATAGTTTTACCTTTCTAAGAAAACCATTTTATTGTATTTTTTCGGTTTCCTTTACGCGCTGTTAAACAGCGCGTTTCGCTTTGCTCCCACAAAAGCTCGTCAGAAGGATTTAAAAAACGAGATAAGATACAAGTTTGTATTGGGTTGATTTTGGACAATTTGTATACCATTTATAACCTATCCCGTATCGTCCATTGTACGGCTCAATTATACCAAGACGTTTACGAGAGACGTATCCGCGGGCCATTGAGTTAATAGCCGCATAGTGCAATGACGTTATATCAACCAATGCCATAAGTAAATAACATGGAGTGTCTTCCGCATCAAGAATTTTGTATATTCCCGACCGCTTGTTATCTGTCATTGCGTAAAATGTTCCCCATTTTGCTTCTACAATTTGTTGAGCAATTTCATTCAAATCAACAGGCAATTCTTTTTTGCCAAATATACGATTTGAAACATCATCGTATTCAATTCGCTCTTTCGTTTCAGCGTTTACAAAGTAAATCATTTTCTTTTTTCATCCTTTCGTTATTCCCGCCCGCCCCACCTCATAACTTATTTACACTTCGACATAAATGATGAAATAATTATCATCTTCCGTCATCATTGATACGTTTTTCACGTTGTAATCAGTACCATCATCAGCGCAAACGCATTCTTTTATACTATGATAAAGCATAATTTCATCATCATACTTTACCGCCATACAACGACATTTAAGCGGTTGATATTTGGCGAGAATTTTTGCATAAGCAGCAGTAATTTCTTCATTCGGTTTTACAAAAAGTTGCCACATTTTGACTAATTTCATAGCATTTTACCTTTCGTACGTTTTACGGCCGCCGCCCGAATTGTGGTTGGTTTCCCTTGACCACGCCTATAGTATAGCATGTTTGGAACGGCAATGCAATAGGGTTAGAAAAATATATAAGGAATGAAGGATAGTATAATGTGTTTGTTGTATTGAGTTTTTTCTATTGTGGATTGGAAGAGTAGTATATATCTTTAAAATTGTTTGATATATAATTGGTATGTATTAAACTATGATATTGTTATGATATTAAGAAGATGAAATATATTTTGATTTATTATTCTATGGTATTGTTATAAATTGAATGAGATTAAATATATTTTACGGATAGGATTATATATTTTTTATAAAGTAATTTGTAGTATTATGTTGTATGTGTTTTATAAATTGATTACGATAGAATATATTGTTGTGGATAGGTTGTATATATTATTACATTTTATTGGGGAAGATTATATATAAAAAAAGGGAATCC